ACCGCTCTGCTGTGCGGTGTAGAGCCTAATCTACTGTAAACATCGCCTTTTACAGGCGCACAAACTCATCTGGAACAAGATAGCCACCCTCTGCGTCTGTGCCAATGTGCAAATCGTCATGGACATCGATCCAGTTACGATTTCTGATGCTGTTCCAGAATGCTGTCTTGTAAGTATCGCTTGCCGTACCTGCCTTTTTCGTTACGTCCGGTGTGGCAGGCTTGCCGAGAACAGGAGTGGAAGTTGCCTTGTTCATTTCAGCTTCGATTTCAGCCTGTCTTTCCAGACGCTGAATTTCCTTGCCAAGGTCAACAATGGTCTGTTCCATTGCATCGTATGTTTTGGAATCTTCCTCGCTGAGCACGCCGTTTGCATTTCTCTTGCTGTCGAGAAAATCACGGGCAGTATCCCAAACCTTCTTTCTCTTTTCTCTGAGTTCCTGAATTGTCATAGCCATAGTTAAAATCCTCCTTAGTATTTCAGTAATGCCAGTCTTTTTTCAAGCTGGTCAATTGGTGTACCTGTAACGAATTCTGCTGATGCAGATACTTTGGATAAGAATGCAGATAGATTCTTCGATTTGGAATAGGTCATTGCAGTCAGGGTATCTTCTTTTTCTTCTTCATCCTGTTCTTCCTCTTCAGGAACAACAGGCACTTTCTTCTCTGCAAACAGAATCCCGTCTACAAACCCCATTTCATGAGCCTTTTTCGCATTGAGCCATGTTTCATCGGACATCAGCTTCGCAATCTTGTTTCTGCTGAGATGAGATTTGGTTTCGTAGGCGTTGATAATGCTCTCTTTGACTTCATCAAGCAAGATGATAGCCTTTTCCATATCAGATTTATTTCCCATAGCACAAGTGCTGGGGTCGTGGATCATCATTAGGGCAGTTGGTGCAATCAAAGTTTCATCGCCTGCCATTGCTACAACTGATGCGGCAGAGGCTGCAATACCGTCAATTTTTACGGTGACCTTGCCTTTATGATTTTTCAGCATGGAATAAATCTGACTTGCGGCAAACACATCTCCGCCTGGACTATTCAGCCAGACTGTCAGATTTCCACTTACTTTTGAAAGTTCGTCACGGAAAAGGGCAGGTGTGACCTCATCGCCCCACCAGGTATCTTCTGAAATAGGGCCATTAAACAAAAGCTCTGTTTCCGATGTATCTTCGTTTTGGATAAAGTTCCAAAATTTCTTCATTTGGTTTTTTCCTCCTTTTCTGAATTTTGATTTGCAAATTTTCCCGCTTCAGAAAGTTTTGTAAAGCTGCCATTACACAAGTAAAGATTACCACCTTCTTCCTCAGAAAGCATATTCATATCTTCCAGTTCACGAATATCGTTAGCAGACATCCAGCCGTTCTGACGTGCTGTAGCATATCCCTGCATACGGGAAGCATAATCGCCACGCAAAAGTCCGTCTACATTGAACTTCACGAAATACTGACCTTTTTCCGAATCAGAAAGAAGTGCTTTTTGTAAGGACTGCTCCCATCGAACAATCCAAGGGTCAAGGCTGTATTTGACGAAATCCAATGACAGATGTTCTACGTTACTGAATGTTGCATGGTCAAGGTCGCCAATCATATGAAGCGGCACTCTGTACATTCTTGCAATTTCCTCAATCTGAAACTTTCGTGTTTCCAGAAACTGTGCTTCATTGTTTGGAATTGCAATGGGGGTGAATTTCATGCCCTCCTCTAAAACTGCGACCTTGTGAGCATTTCTTCCGCCATAGGCTCTTTGCCAAGCATCACGCACACGCTCCGGATTTTTGATCACTCCGGGGTGTTCTAACACGCCACTTGGTGAAGCACCATTTCCGAAAAACGATGCCCCATATTCCTCACAGGCAATAGAAATGCCGATTGCATTTTTCGCAAGTGCAATCGGCGAATATCCAACCAGTCCGTCAAATCCTAAACCCGGAATGTGCAGGACTTCATCAGCATAAAGAACGATGTCGCCCTGTTCTTTCAGATTCGGATTTGCCTCATCGTAACGGCTGTAAATATATATCAGGCGGTTTTTCTCATCACGGTCAACCTTTATTTTGTCAGGCATCAAAGGGTATAGCCCTAAAACATCACCTCTGCCGTTTCGGATAATCTGTGCATAGGCATTGCCGTAAATCAGCAGATGTGACATTAAGGTTTCTCGGAAAACAAAAGAAGTCATTTCAGGATTTGGCTGGTCGTGGAGTAAAAAATAAAGCGGATGCTGTGGCACTCGCTCTTTTCCGCTATCGTTGTATTTGTACAAGTGTAGTGGCAACTGTGCAATTGCTTCCGACAGCACACGTACACAGGCATACACCGCAATATGCTGTAAGGCTGTTCTGTCGGTGACTCTTTTTCCTGCATTGCTTCTACCGAAAAAGTATGTGTATGATGGACTATCATAGCTGTTGGTCGGCTTATCTCTGGACTTAAAGAGCCCGCTGAAAATTCCCATAAAAATCAATTCCTTTCAGAGGGTTGTTTTTTTGGTGTGGATGTGGTATACTTAAATATGAAATCGAGTAAATTTTTCGATTAAGTCATATAGCTTAGGAGTAAGATAAATGTGTTTTGAAGATGAATTCATGGATAAGCAGTCGGAAATTATTTCTTTGTACAAAGAAGCAGCAAGTGCTAAATCGGAACTACTATACGTATACATTTATAATGATGATTCCCAGTCTTTAATTGCAAGTGCATACCGTGTTGATGAAAAAGTAGTTGGCAATGTAAAAGCGGGTGTATCCGACGAAATCGATAATAAGATCTATAATATTATAACAGAAGAAATAATGCCGGAATTGAATGAAATTTGCCAAAGATACAATAGAGAGATACCTGTTGTATTTAAATATACATACAACTTAAAAACAGGTTCTTTTGATTCTGAGTATTTGTATGCTAAAGATGTTGCTGAGGATTATGAATGTGGTACTGAAGCTTTGAAATGGATTAAATCGAGATAATTAAAACACCAGCATCTCCCTCATATCATAAACCGACTCATCAGACACACATCCACAGCGAATTGCACGGTCAAGAGCCATGATCATGGCAACCGCACCGTCAATTTTCTCTGTGGATTTTTCTTTGTCCGGCTTGATGTTTCCGGCAGGGTCACGCCTGATGAAAATGTTATCCATCATCCACCGAAGAACCGGGTGACCATTGTGGGAAAGGGTCTGTTCCAGAGTCAGTTTCATCAGTTCCTTGGTCGGTGGACTCATGTCTTTATATCCTTGTCCAAATTGTACCATTGTAAAACCCAGTCCCTCAAGGTTCTGCGACATCTGCACCGCACCCCAACGGTCAAATGCTATCTCTTTGATATGAAATTTCTGTCCCAGCTCATCGATGAAGTTTTCGATAAAACCATAGTGAACCACATTTCCCTCAGTTGTTTTCAGATAGCCTTGCCGTTCCCATATATCATATGGAACATGGTCACGTCTTACTCTAAGGGGCAAAGTTTCCTCCGGCAGCCAGAAGTAGGGCAAAACATAATAATGTTCATCATCTTCAGTAGGTGGAAAGACAAGTACAAAAGCTGTTATATCTGTTGTAGAGGAAAGGTCAAGTCCACCATAGCAAACACGCCCGTCAAGCATCTCTTCATCAAAAGAAACCTTGCATTTGTCCCACTTTTCCATTGGCATCCAACGCACTGCCTGTTTTACCCACTGATTCAAACGCAGTTGCCGAAACGCATTTTCCTCGCCCGGCGTTTCCTTTGCAGAATTACACGCAGCTACCACCTTATCCATACCGATAGTTTTATCAAGGCTTGGGTTTGCTTTTTTCCAGACCTTTGGGTCAGTCCAGTCCTCCGATTCATCCGCACCATAAATGACAGGATAAAAAGTCGGGTCATGTTTTCTGCCTTCCAGAATGTCCTTTGCCTTTTGGTGAACTTCATAGCAGATTGAATTTGTGTCTGTGCCGGCTGTGGTAATCAGGAAATACAAAGGCTGCATTCTGGCATCACCGGAGCCTTTGGTCATAACATCAAACAGCTTTCGGTTCGGCTGCGTGTGAAGTTCATCGAACACGACCCCATGGATGTTGAAGCCATGCTTGGAGTAGGCTTCTGCCGAAAGCACCTGATAAAAGCTGTTTGTAGGAATGTAGACGATTCGCTTTTGCGATGTCAGGATTTTGACACGCTTATTCAGGGCAGGACACATTCGTACCATATCGGCAGCCACATCAAATACAATGGCAGCCTGTTGGCGGTCAGCAGCACAGCCATACACCTCCGCACGTTCTTCGCCGTCGCCGCAGGTAAGCAGCAGGGCAACCGCAGCGGCAAGTTCTGATTTGCCATTCTTCTTGGGAATCTCGATGTATGCTGTGTTGAACTGGCGATAGCCATTCGGTTTCAGAATCCCGAACAGGTCACGGATAATTTGTTCCTGCCAGTCCAGCAGTTTAAATTTCTTTCCTGCCCATGTGCCTTTCGTATGGCTGAGGCACTCAATAAAGGAGACGGCATAGTCTGCCGCCTTTTTGTTATACTTGGAATCCTCCGCCATAAAGCGTGTCGGTTTAAATCTTGCCATTGCATCACCTCCCTCAACAAAAAAGACCTGCCAAAAAGCAAGTCTGCATCATTTATTTTTATGCCCCAGTGGGCTGTTTTATAATTGAGATTCTATTCCCATTGTAACCATATTACCATACAAAAGCAAGGATAGCAAGCGGCTAAACAGACAGAAAAAACGTAGAAATTTCGCCGTTTTCTTGTGTAAGATACACCAATAGAAATTTTTCCGGTACGACCGCCAGAGCCTTTCGGCTCCGGCTTTTTTGTGTGGAATTTTGTTTGGTTTAGTTGTACTGCTTCAGCAGAATTGCCAGTGCAGTTTCAGTTTCCTCATCCTCCGGCGGAATATCCATGCCCCGGTCGAAATTGAACACCGTTTTGCCATT